CACGCAATCTATAAGCACATCTACTTGAACAGCATTGTCGCCTTTTTCTGTGTTCAAACTCAATTCCGCACCATTTACATTTTTGTTTTTGCATACTTTTATTATAGCATACTTTTCTACATCTGGGAACCCCTGAAGCCTTTCACATTCTTTTGGCGTAAGCCTTCTGATTCTTTGGTTCGCCAATACTCCAACTTCACAACCACTTCCAGCCCCCAAAGTAAAACTCTCTTTGCCAACATCTTTAATCCTTTTCCCCCGCATATTTTTATTCTGCAACTTAACAAAAGTAGAGCTTTTCATTCCCCCAGCACAACCCTTTCCTGTTGTTAGACAATTAGCTTCTCCAATTTTTATCCTATGTTCTACATGATTTTTTCTTTGAGATGATGAGTAATCTATTATTTCTTGTGCATACTGTTTACCTTCAACAACATACGAGCCTGTTGCTTCTGATTTTTCGTATCTTGCAGTAAGGGTGTTTGTGTATTGTCCCGATAAGTCATTAACCTTTTCACCATCTTCTCTGATAGGAAATATCGTTCGTCTACATTCTCCTCTAGGATGTCCGACAATAAATACCCTTTCCCTGTTTTGCGGAACGCCAAAGTCCTTGCTGTTAAGAACCTGCCATTCGCATACATACCCCAATTCAGAAAGGGTTGCGAGGATAGTTCCAAAGGTTCGCCCTGAATCGTGTGAAAGAAGTCCTTTGACGTTTTCCAAGAGCAATAGTTTAGGTCTTTTAGCTTTGATAATACGAGCGATTTCAAAGAACAGAGTTCCTCTAGTATCTTCAAATCCTCCCCTTTTACCAGCAATGGAAAAAGACTGGCAAGGGAAACCTCCAACGAGCAAGTCGAATCCTGGCAGACCTTCGGAAACAATTTCTCTTGCGTCTCCATAATTTTTGTGTCCTCCAAAGTGTTTTTCGTAGATTGAGATGGCGTATTTATCTATCTCCGAGAAGCCAATACATTCTGCTTTATCCTCAGTAGCCTGAGAAATACCTTTTTCAAATCCCCCTATTCCACTAAACATTGAAAAGTATTTCATTATTTTCCCAATCCAGCATTTATCTTTTCTTTACATTCAGCCATCTGAGCCTTGAAAAATTCTTTAGTGCTTCTTTTAGGTTCTTCTATGTTCACAGGTTGTTCAACTTCTGAACATTCAACTCCTACTATCCCTAATTCATGTATTGGAATAATGTATAATTTAATTCCTTTAACTATTTGTGAGGGATATTTTCTAGCTGATTCACAATCAACATAATATCTCTCAGGGTATAACTTAACGCCTTCTTTATCTTTATAACTAATTTCAATCTCTAGCTGGTGTCCTGTAAGTTTTGAAGCTGCAATCCCTATGCTGCGTGGATATTTCCAGATTGGTGTTCTAATTTCTAACTTGTTCATTTCAAATACCTCCCTTGTGCTACTTTACTTAAATCAAACTTTCTTTCGTTTTCTTTCTTTCTTATCTTGTAATGCTTTTTACAGAATATAGCGTTAGGAATAGACTTCTCTCTGCAACCTTTCTCGGCACAAATTGTGTCCTTAAATGATTCTGAGTATTTATGGTATTTAGTTTTTTTAGGCATTATTTCCTTTTAATAAGGGCTGGCGAGGCAGGAGATTTGCACCCTGCATAACGATGTCGCTGGTCGCTTGCCTTTGCTTATCGTCTTTTCCTAGGATGGTTTTAGCTACGACCAAGTCGCCTTCAGTAGATTTAATCTACTTAACCATCTTCAATAGTTGCGTCTACCTATTCCGCCACTCGCCAACCCATTATTTAATTATCTAGGTTCTACTTAATTTGCTGGCAGGATAGGAAGTCGTCCTACCCCACCAGCTTTTAATCAAAACGGTAAATCTGTTTCTAATTCGTCGCCCATGCTTCCCTGATTGTCTTTCTTCTCTGATGGTGTCCTTAGCCTTTTGACTTTTGCCCTAGCTTCTCCCTGGTATTCTTCGTGAACTACTTCTGCTAAAGCCATGCAACCAATAACATCATCTACTAAATGAACTTTACCGGAAACATCAACTCCTAAAGCAGTTAAAGTTCCCTTACGAAACGGAGCAGCTTTTTTACTCATTCCCATATAAAACCAGAGTTTTCTGCCCTTAAATTTACCGTCATTGATTGTCATTTCTAGCTTCCAAGTCTTATTCCCTGGAGTAGACTTAGAATCATCAATAACTGAATTATCAATAACGATAGGATATTTTCCTTCTGAAATCAATTCAAAATCTCCGTCTTTAACGTCGCTGAAATCTTCTACAACCATATTATTTCACCTCCTTGTTTTTTATTGTGTCTAATATTTTTCGACAATAATCAATACATTTGTCTATCTGGTCAGAAGTCATTTCCTGCCAAGTAGCAATATCAGCTTTTCTAAACCATTTAGAAATTTCTTCTTCTGATATTTTAACTACACCAATTAAATTGGTTATTTCTTCTACCTGTTCCAAAGAAGCCATTTTGGTTGGAGTAGATTTTTTCTCAATAATATCTCCATAAAACTTGAGAAAGTTTTTATAACTCCAAGGAAATTCAGTAGGGAATTTGTTTTTACCAATCTCCGACCTTTCTTTAACGGTAACTGCAACTCTTTCCTTTCCTCTCTTTTCAAGTCGGAAAACATAGTCAAAGAAATAGTCGTCGCCTTTCATGCTATCAAAAGTAACGCCTACCTTAGAAAAACCAGAACCGTAAACATCTTTTTGGTGAGCAGTTATAATGACGTTCATATCTAGCTTTAAGATAAGACGTTGAAGTGCCTTATAATCAGACTTAACCTTTCCCCAATACCTCATGCCAAAATCCTGCATATCGGCATTTGTATTTTTAGATTTCAGCCGGGCTTCTCCCTCAAAGCGTTTTGTCCATAAATCTTGGATTGAATGATACAACAAAGTAACAGGATCAATTATTAGTGTCTTATAATCATGTTGTTCAACTAATAATGTTTCAATCTCTTGTTTAACCTCGTTATAATCAACAGAAGAAAAAACAACTGAACCTGATTTGTTTATCATTTCAGCATAATGTTCTGTTCCTCTCTCTGTATCAATAATGTAGGCGTTAGGAAATTGAAGCGTTGCGGTAGTTTTACCAATTCCAGAAACACCATAAACAAACATTTTTAACCTCTTTTCCTTCTTCTCCGGCTTAATCGCTTTCAACTTACTTTTTGTCATTTCTGTTTCTCCCTTTTATAAAATTTAACGTGTCATACAACCCACCACCAGCAACTAACTCAACAACTAACTTTTTCCCATAAACAGCCCCCCATATCTTAAAAAAATATCTCCAGATAGTTGACTTCATGTTCCACTTTCCTGACATCTTTCACAAACCCAACCTTTTGAACCGTCTGGCAAGTTAGCTGGCTTGCAATGTTCCTCGTAACAATGTTCTTTACAAATGTGACATTTAACAAGATTTGTTTCTTTTTCTTCAATCTCTGGAGCAGTAGGCTCAAAATCTTTACATTTTCCGTTATGGTTTTTTACATTACAGTAAATATTGACTTCTTCCCCTGTAACAAAGTTATGAATCTTTTTCTCTTTTGAACATCTTGAAGTAACAAGATTATTTTCGTCGATTAAACAAAACTTGCAGTCTTTACACAATACTGACATTTATAGTCCCTCCCTTAAAGTAAATATTCCACCCTTCTCAATCAAATCTTCAACAAGAACACCCTTACCGCAACCATAATTAAACAACCAAATTCTCCAGAAAAACTTCCAAATAAACTTTCTCATTTTCCCCTCCAATAATAAGATTTGCACTTAGGGCAAGTTATCGGGTTCTTCATTCTAGGTGTCCACTTATGACCACATCTTTTACAAACAAAAGTTTTCTTCAATTTCATTTCTGCACCTCCTTAATATAAGTATACTAAGGAAGTCTATGAATTGTCAAGGGGTAATCGTAGGTTTTCCATAAGTTATTTTTGGAGAAAAAGAAAGGAGTTTTGTCGTCGATAAAAAACTACGCCACAGTTTTAGGTAGAATTAAGACCCTTGTAAACTGTTATGTTTAGCGGTCTATTCTTGCCAAAAACTAATGGCGTAGCAAGGTTCTATTTTATTTTAATGTTCGGGTCATAGTCCGGGTCGTTCTCTAACTGTTCGATAATCTTAGGATAACTTTTTTTGATAATCTCAATCGCTTGTTTCCTAAAAATCTGTCCTAACTTTTTATCTTTTTTCTCAACAATGTTTATAAGAAAATTTGCTCCATGTCCTAACCATGCAGCACCCTTTAATATAATTGGCAAAACAATCGGATAACTGTATCTTGCCAAGTATCTCAACATTACCCAAAGAATCCCGGAACCAACAAAAAGTCCTAAAGCCAATACTTTTAAGTCCATTTTACACCTCCCCTATGTCCCAATCTTTATAATATGAAGCAGCGTCAAAAGACTTTAATCTACCCCTTTTATCAATTTCTCTATACTCATCATGGAGATGGGTAGCGTCCCCGCCATGAGTGCTGTAACAGTTCCCTGAGTGTCCCATAACGCCAATACATTGTTCCGGGATAACTACATCTCCCTCCGTTACAAAGGTGTCTTGTAAATGAGCTTTATAGGCGTAAATCGGCTCTGTAAGGTGTTTTATCTTCACATATAGTCCAAAGCCATCAATCTCGTGGTAAACTTGCACTACACGCCCAGGAATCCCGGCAAAAACTTTCATTCTCTCTGCTTTATACTTATATATAGGGGCAAAATCGTAGGCAGAATGAAACTTCCCCCATTTAACCCTAAAATCCCAATAACGAGAAGTTATAACACACTTTGCCCCGGACACCGGCTTTAATATAGTAAGGTTCTTAAATTTCTTACTCATTTCAACGCCCTCAAGATAACCCCGGTCATGGTATCAATCTTCTTATCCAGGCTATCTAATCTCTTTTCGGCAAAAGCTTCAATCCTGGTAATATCTTCTTTGACTGCTGATAAGGCTTCAGACGAAGCAAATCGACAGTTAAGCCGATCTTCTATCCGAAAAAGAGCAGCTCCAAATAATGACAGACCAATTAACAGATAAATTACACTAACTAAGTGCTTATCTTTGAAGATTGTTGCAATCTCTCCTACGTTCATTTTTCCTTTCATGCTGTGTTCGGGCATTTAGAAGCCTCCTTCTCATCAGTTTTGATAAGTTTTAATTTAACAGAAGGTAAGCAGATAATATCTAAAAACTCCTCTGTGTTATCCGACTTAATCACCTGGTAGGTGTTTCCATCAGAAGCGATAAATTCGACTTTCCATTTTCTTTGTTGAACTCTTATCGTCGCACTAGCCGGACCAACAATCACTCCCACCAAAAACAACCCGATCAAGACACAAACTAATTTCTTCATTTTTTCCTCCTTATGGTAATGGAACTGTTACTTCGTATGAAATCGACGAACCATGATTACGCAAATTAGAACTTTGATTTACAGAATGAAACGATTTTATATGGTATGTATAAGCAGTATTATCAACTACTTCTGATACCACACTACTTAACTTTGTGTAATATCCAGCGTCCTCAGCGTTAGTTGTTTCGCAAGTGGCTATCGCTGTTTCTGTTCCTGCTCCGTCATTCTTCATTAAAGATATTGTTACTTGAGAAGCATTTGCGTCGTCATAAATCTCTCCTATTAGCTGTTTAATGGTTGCACCATTTGGAAAGTTAGCTCCACCATAAAGATAATTAGCTGAAGCTGCGTCATTGGGCCATACGCCACCATCAGTAATAGCCCTAACTCCACCTGCTGGATTATGCAAATCATAAGGAGAAACAGTAGAATATCTTGTTTGAGAAGATTCATAAACTAAAGTAGCAGAAGTATCAATCTCAATCGTTCCAGTAGGATAGATTTGCAATCTATTAGCTCCTGTATAAAAACCAATTTGACCATCAGTATCACCTGCATTAAGAACTATATCGCCACCGCCAGCTACTTCATTTCCAGATAATCTTATATACCCACCCCTAGTTGAACCAAAACCACCACCACCAGCAATATAAGACATATAATTATCTGATCCATCTGAAGTATCTGCTCTTAATTCAAAACCATCAAACGTATAAACAATATCCCCACTTGTTTCTAATCCTGAAAATGTTATTCCACTAATTGAACCACTATCAATATTAACATTTGTCAAAACTTGACTGTCTAAGTCTTGAGCTGCTGACCAAGTTAAACCTCCAGAAATAGTTGCAGAAAAAATATCTCCACCATTTATGTCAAAAGCAGAACCTTCAATTTCAGTTGTCCCGGCAGTAAGTTTTCCTGCTAAAGTAAAAGCTCCAATATTAGTAGCTGTTAGAGTAGCAGTATCAAAAGTTAAGTCTGAATCGTCTGATAAGACACCGTCAACCCCGGCAAAAACTACCCTGGTTGCAGTAAGTCCATCCGGAGTAATCGTCGCAGCTCTAAAATCAAAAGCTCCAATATCAAGGTTGGCAGTTGTGGTTAGACTATCAATGGCAATATCTCCAACGTCTAAAATGTCATAACCACTCATATCAAGATCGCCAGCTACTTCAAAAGTTATATCACTACCAGTAAAAGATACCTCGCCACTAACGACTAAATCGCCCAAAATACTTACATCATTCGTAACCTCAAAAGTTACATCAGCTCCAGTAAAAGATACTTCTCCGCTAACAACCAAATCACCACCAATTACTGTATCATCAGTAATAACAACATCATCAGCAAAATAACCATCTTCAACTGAGAGATTGCGGTTGCTATCAACAATCTCAACTGCCCCAACTTGAATGGTGTAAATGTTTATGTCATTAAGCCCGGTAGAAAATCCGTTATAAAGAGCGTCAAAATCCAAGTTTACTTCTGTGGCGTCAGCTACTGTTCCATTTACAAACGTGTAAGTTTTGGCTGGAAACGCTGCCCAGGCTGTGCCGGCTATCGTCAAAATTAGAATCCCCATTAGTAATCTTTTCATTTTTTTCCTCCCATAATTTCCCAATAAAGTTTATCTTCGTCCTCAGTTACTTTTTCAGCCCTGTTAAGTTTTGACCTTAATATATTTTTTGATTGCTTCCGTTCTTCCTCGTTAGCAATAGCGTAAACATTAAGTGCTTCTCTGTGAGTTAATCGCTTAAAAGACAAGGCAAACGGAGGCGTTCTACTTTCCTTCATTAAACGCTTGTAAGACCTTGACCCTAAAACTTGAAGTGCTTCTGCCCGGTCTATTTTTTCTCCTTTTCTAATACGACTTTTTAATGCTCTGCGATATTCTGATTTTGCAAATTCTTCTTTTGTTTTTGTTATGTCTGGTATTCTGTCAACAATATATCTTGTCATTAACTTTTGAGCAGGTGATTTTGTAATATAACTAGGAGCAACATTTATTCCTGTAATTGAGATAACTGCATTTTTCCATGTGTCCTGTTTGTTCTTTTGCATTTTCTGAAAGTTCTTATATGAAAAAGAAGTTGATTCATCTTTGATATATTTTGCCATATCATACATTTGGTTAAGCATTGGGTCTTTAGGATCTCTTATCTGAGTGTTAAAAAAATCCTTGTTTCTAACTAAATCTGTTATTAAGAACGGAAGCGGATGAGCTTTATTCTTTATTGTTTGAACTGGTTGGTTAAAGTAAGCCCACCAATCCTTCGCATAAGTTGGTAAAGATAATCTCTCGTCTGAACCATCTGCATTTTTGTTTCCAGTTTTAGGAAAGAAATAATCTTTTAATTCTTGTGGCGGTTTACCTGTTAAGCTATACATGATAATAGAACCGAGAATAGCATAGGTAATAACTGCCCCAACTGTATAAGCCATCTTATGACTAAAAATCTTATCTCCTCTTTCTACTCTTGATTGAGTAGTAGCAATATCTAAAGCAGCTCCTCCAAATTCTCGCCATGATCCTAAGTTCCAACCAACTGAACGGATTACTAACATTGAAGCGTCTTTTAATATCTTGTTCCAAAACAAGTTATCGTAAATCAGTTGTCCCATTCTGTTATCAACGCTATCCCATACTTGAGTTAATCTTTCAACAAGATTTTCCTCTGCCAATTCTCCGCTCTCAACCCTAGCCATTTCATGCTGTGCAAGTTTAGCAAACAATCCCATCTTTCCAGTAGGAACATACCATTCCATAACTGGTTTAGCAGCTACCTCTAAAACAGAGCCAAAAACATTGAAAGGAAGTTTTGCAATAGACGATAGTTTTGCCAATGAATCGCCTTTAATAAAATTACTAAACGTATCATTAAGTGCTTTTAATTGTTGATTATAATAGAAAACATCAATCCTATCTCTACCGCCAGCAGATACAATCGTTTCCACCATATTTTTTAGTTTAGGATCTTTTATTGAATCAAGTTGCTGTCTGTATGCGTTCTTAATCCTTGTTCCGTTCCAGATCGTTTCAATCGGAGCAAGCGGAGCAGTAGCAATATCTCTAATGCCACTCAATCGTTGTCCTTTTGTCATAACCTTTCTCAGCCCAAGCCCAATCGTTGAAGCAATCATATCAGTCGTAACATTAAGACCATGAAATAAACTAAAAGCTAGGTTTACTTGGTTAAGAATATTTCCGGCTCCTCTTGCAAGTCCATATCCAGTCGCTATTGTTTTGTTTTGACTACTTCGCAGTCCAGGAGATAGATGATTGTTAATCAAGTTTGCAACATCACTAGGTGCTGCAAAGTGTCCTAGAGTAGTAAACCCTGGAATCTTAATTTTAGCTTCTGCTTGTCCTAAAACTAACGAAGGTTTAATATCAAGTAACGGTCTAAGCTCTGCATTTTCATTGAGAAAATTCTTGAACAGCTTAAACAAATCAGGAGCAGTATCTTTGAATTTATCTTTTGCATTGACAAATGCTTCAAGTAAAACAGCTTCTTTTTCTTTGTGGTTTCTGACATAGCTTTTATAGCCTGGAGAAGCCTTCATTCCTTCAAATCTTGCGTCTGCCAAAGCTCTCCATTGTTCGTCTAATTTCTTTCTCCAAGCAATAGCTTCTTTTGTTGGTTTTTCTATTGTCTGTCCGGCTCGTTTTCCTCTCTTGAAAGTGTGCTGATAAGTGTCTTTATTGCGTCTAAACAAGTCAAAAATCTTATATTTATACCCAATAACATGACCTATTTCGTGAGTTAAAACGCTCTCTGGACCAGCAAATTTTGTTCTTATAACTCCCTCTCCCAAGTCTTGAGCATAGCCCCATCTTTTACCGCCAAGTTTAACAAATCTTTTTACGTCTGTTCCCAACGACTTGGCAACGTCCATAAGATTATCAACCATAATAGCGTCATAAGCCTCTTTCATTATAATTTCTGGAGGCATAAAAACAGCAAACAAATTATCGTTTATTCTTGAATATCCTTCCGGCATACCGCTACGAGAATAAACAAATTTAACAAGCTCTTTTGCTTTTAAGTCTTTTATCATCCCCTGAGCCATTAGGTAACGATCCATCTCGTGCATTTTTAATAACGCTATATCAACCGGATTATCACTAACTAATTCATAACCTAGTTTAATCCCTTCTTTAACAGTTGGAATTTTTCTTTGTTTCAAAAATGACTTCGTTCCTTCAAGTCTTTTTCTTCCCATCATTGAGCCAACAACATTTTTTACACCTTTAGGGTCTTTCCAGATATGAGGGAAATAATTCTCGTAAAAACTTTTCAAATGACCTTTGCCTAACGCCTGAACTGCAATCCTGCGATCATCAAGTAACTTTCTTAAAGTATCAGAAAACTGCTGTAACTTAACATTCTTTTGAGGTCTGTCGTTCTCCATGTTATCAATGAAATCCAAGCTATCTTGTTTGTTCATCCAAGTAAAGGCGTTGTGAGCTTTCTTGGTTGCTTCAAGAACTAGAACATCTTGCCTTGCTAATCCAGCTAATCCTTTTCTCAAAACATGACCGGCTTGTCTTGTTTCTCCTGAAACATGAGCTGGAGATACCATCCTTAAAGCGTCTTTTAATGCACTAAATTCAATAGGGTTTGGAAGGTTTTCTACCATTTTAGCAGGGTTAGTTGTAGTAACTCTTGTCCTTGAACCACCTTCTGATGTTTCTATTATTCCATATCCAGTTCCTGAAGTTCCTTTTGCGAGTGCTGCGGATGATCCAGCAGATCCACCAACTGTTTCAGTTGGCTTTTCTATTATTGGCAACTTAGGTTGCATACTAGCTTGTCCGGCAAACAACGGAGATTTTTCTTCTGTGAGTGGGGCAACCTGCTTTTTAGCTTCTACTTTAACTTGTTGCTTGGCTAATCCAGCTTGTCGTTCTTGTTTAGCTTTAATCTTAGCTTGTTCAGCTTCGTATTCTGCTCCGGAGGCTTCTTTTAGAATAGGCTTATTAGCCTTATTCCATATGTCGGTGAATTTTTTAATAGTTTTTGGTATAGTTCCATGACTGTCATATAAATTTATTCCATAATGTAAGTCAGATAACTCCTTTTCCCTTTCAGACAGGCTAGGAAACGCTGGTTTGTTTTCTAAAAGATTTCTGCCTTCATCTGCTTTGGCTTGTATAAACTCCTCAGCACTCTTATACTTCTTGGCTTCGGCTATGAGGGGAGCTACTTCGGCTGGTGCAGTAGTCGTTTGAGGTATTTCCTCTCTTTCAACTTTCGGGCTTTCAACTTCTCCCTTAACTGTTTTAGGATATAGCTTTGCTTTAACTTGTTCATATCTTTTTACAACTCCTTTTGCTTCTTCTAACTCCGGGGCGTTAGATTTTATTTCTCCGTCATCAGCTAAATCAGTAATTTGTTTATAATAATTATACTCTGATTCTGTTGGAAAGCTAATACGTTCTGCTAATTTTGGATTATCTAAAATCTGTCTTGCTTTTTCAGTCTGTCCAGTTTCAGCTAAAAATTCTACATCAGGAGGAATTTCTCCATAAGCAGGGTGTTTATATCCTTCTTCAAGGCGTTTCCTAGCAATTCCCCATTTAACGACTGAGTTTTTACCAAGGGTTGCTTCGGTGTTTTTAAGATCATCCGGTCTTAATGATTTTATTCCATAAGATCCGCCATCTTCTTTCGGTCCACTCACTCCAGTTCCGGCTGCCATGTCTAAGTCAGAGTCAATTCCTTTGATTCCTTCGTTAAGTCTTGCCTTTGCTGCGTCATTAAGGTCGGCTGTTATCTCAGCTACACCTTTATCATATATCTGTTTGGTAGATAATTTCTTTGATTTTTCAAGTCCAGTTTTTACGTCTAGCTCTACTGGTTGCGATACTTGTCCAGTTGGGGTAGGGGTAATGGACGGTTTTTTAGCAGCTTTTCTTTCTTTTAGATATTGTCCCCAAGTAATTCGTCTTGTTTTACCATCTGGTTCAACTATGTCAACAAACTTTTTGGGAGCAGTATCTTCTTCTGTTACTTCTCTAATTTTCCCCTTTTCTAACAAAGGCTTCGCTTGGTCAGGAGTTATTTTTCTTATCTGGCTAGATAGCCAAAACTTTTTATTTCTAGGGTCTTGAGTATCTAAAATAGCAATATAATCTTTTTTCTCAACTTTTGGAGTTACTTTAGTTATAACAGGTGCTACAACCTCTGGAACGCCTACTTGAGTAGGGGTTTGAGGAATAACTGGGGCTGGTTGAGGGGTAGGTATAGGTAGTGGTGCTACCGGAGCTGGTTGGGCTACTTGAATTGGGGTTGTAGGCACTATTGGTATGGCTGGAGGCACAACTGGAGCTGGTGCAACTGGTTGTTGAACAGGAACAGCACTTGTTTCAGGCAACATCTTAAACACTTGTTTTGGCTGTCCAAAAGATGATTCTGTAACAATAGGCTTAGAAGGTTCTATCTTAAATAATG